GATGACTGTGCTAAGGCTATATACAGCAAAAAGCATCAGCACTTGCAATACAAAAAAGCTACTTGCGAAGAATGTGGGTTTGTACCAGAAGACCGATGTCAGTTAGATTTAGTTTATCGGGACGGGAACAAAAGCAACAAAGAGAATGCAAATCTGCAAACTCTTTGTGCTAATTGTAGTAGGCTTCACAAAAAAATGATTCGATCTAAAAAGAAATCAGTAATGAATGTTACTGTAGACACAGATACTAGAATTACTTAATTAAACCAACTGCTGTTTTAATTGCAAGCAGAGTTTTTTCTACAGCAATTTTCTTTTCTTCGGTGTCTAACATTTCAGTAATTTTTTCAATATCTAACTCATCTTGTGCTAATTCTTCAAATTCGCTTTGACTAATTTGGTTTGATTCACGCAATACTTTAAGTTCTTCTACTTTTTTACGTTTTTCTTGTTCAAATGCTTGCAAATCCATAATCATTTAATCCTTTTACCAAAAATTTCTAATGCATTGTCACTGGCTACTGCGATGTTTTCACGTTTTAATCTGCAATAAACATCGCTTGGGTTTTCTCTTTCACTAAGTTCTACTGCCAAATTGTTTATTTTTTTATAGATATTTGCAGTGTTATCGTTTAGCGTGTTTTCGCTATATACTAATAAAACAGAACTAAGAAATTTCATTTTATCAATATGATCCTGATTGCAATTTTCTTCTAAAGTACTTACTGCACGAAGTTCTGACAAATATCCAAATTCTACATTATCAAATCTGTTTGGTAATAAACCGCACCCTGTTAGCATTACTGCAAAAATAATTGTTAGTGTTATGTTTTTCATATTTGTATTTATCATATTCTAGATAAATAATACAACACAAAGAGAATTTTAATGAAGCCTTTAAATCATCAAATTGTTGACTTGATCTGTAACGGGGAACATGACAAAGCCAAACTGCTTGTCAATGAGTATGTCCAGCAAGTAAAAAATCAATTGCATGAAGAAGCAGTTGAACAATTATTAGAAATCGATTGGAATGCTCCCGATATCGTTAAAAATGCACTTGATGCCGATATTCAATGCGGTTTTGAAGCAGAGACCCTTTGGACTGATTATGAGTCTGCTGAGGGCAGTGGCGAACTGCCTGACGTATATGATATTGTATCTGAATCTCCTGACTTAAGAGAAGAATATCAAGAGTGGATTCGTGCATCCAAAGAGTTTAAAGAGGCTTATGATTATGCTATGCAAGAATATCGAAACGAATGGGTTTATGCAAATTTAGATAGTAGCGAGTTAGAAGACGAATACCGAGAAGAAGATGGTATAAGTGATGATCAAGAAATTGATCAGGAAAAATTTATTGAATGGTTAGAAGCGTATTTTTATGATTATATACTAGAAGATTATGATGATTCGGCAACCGAAGATGCTGAATTAGCCACCCAAGAAGAACTTAGTTTAGATGATTGGGTAGAAGATGAATACAATAACATGTATAATTTGATGGATGCTTATGGTATTGACCCGCCTAGTGAAGGCGACTTACCACAAATTGCTCAGGAAGTTGAACAATGGGTAGAAAAAAACAGTAAGTTTAAAGAAGTAATACACGGTGATTATCACAGCGGTAGTGGTCAAACTGATGTTTGGCGAGTAGAACCTGATGGTAGTATTAAAGAATTTGATGGTGCGGGCGTAGAAGTAATTTCTCCTGCTTATGACGAACCATCAGAAATGCTTGAAGAATTAGAAAAGTGGCTAACTTTTATGACAAAGCGCCAAGTAGTTTCTATGGAAGATACTGGTTTGCACGTTACTATGAGTATGTCAGAAAAGAAACTTAGTGAACCCAATCGTGTAAAAATGGCAGTTCTGCTAGATGACGAGTATTTGCTTAAAGAATTTGAACGTGAATTTAACCAATATACGCCCAGCCAACTACGAGCACTTAAATCTAAAATACAAGATATTGAAAACGGTGACAAAAAATCAATTGAAGATTTAGAAAAAATATTAGAACCTGCAATATTAGACAGACGTGGCGCTATACACTTTAAAACATCTCGTGATGGTAGCGACAAATTAAATGAGTTTGGTAACCAAATGGTTGAATTTCGTATCATGGGCAATCTTGGTTATGAATTCAGATTCCAAGAAATCAAAAATGCTATTGTAAGATATGCTACTATTATGCAAGTAGGTTATGATGAAACACTTTATCGTAAAAATTATCTTACCAAATTAGCTAGATTGATTGACAAGGCTACAAGTATTGATTTAAGCAACGACAAAACTTCAGTATTTAAAGATGATCTTACTGGTATTCTTACACAGCAAGAATTAAATGTTTTATGCAAATTAAACAATGATGGTAAAGACTTTACCAGCAACAAAACTCTTTTAAACAAGTTTGCTAAACATTTCGATTTAGATCCAAAACAAGATCAAGATAAAATTAAATCTAGTGTACTTGATGCATTTGGTGAAGAAATTGAAAAATATTGTCAAGAAAGACAAAAAATAGAAATATTTGAACAAATATTAAGCGAACTTAAAATTGATCGTAGCTTAGAACGTTTTAAAGACACGTTGATAAAACAAAAAGATTATACTGGTGCATTAAATCAAATTGTTACTTATATTAGAGTAGGTGAAAACAAAGTAGAACCTAACGCTAGAATTCAACGTTTAATGCGTTTAGCATTAAAAAAATTAAACATTACTACACAAGACCTTATCAAGCATGCCAGTCATTGGGGTGTTTTTCAAGACCCTGAAACTGGTAAACAATATGCAGATGCACTATCTAGGTTGCTTGGTACAGAAATCAAAACACCAGAACCCAAATCAATTAAAAAATTTAAATCACAATCTGGTTATGCGTTAGTAAAAGGCAGCGTACTGCAACCTCTTTTAAACGCAGGTGAACCACTCAAATATTATGATGATGGTTTGGCCATAGACTTAACTGATACAGATATAATCGGAAAAATTGGTAAACTTGGCAGAGAATTAGAACCCCACGAATGGACAAGTTCACCAGAAGTAAAAGAATTATCTAAAAAATTAGGCGTACCTATTGCTTATCCTGGTAAAACAATTTATTCTGGCGAACAATTTAATTCTGATCTTTATTATTTGATAACACAAGGTAACGGTAAAATTACCGATTTGCTTTTTAAAGTTGGTATAGATATTTAACTAACGCTTAAACAACCATTGCCACTGTTCAGGCAGTGATTCAAACTTTACCATTCGTTCATAGTACTATTTAACTTTTTATCAAGTTTATTGGGTTAATAGGAAAAAAGAAAGGGTACCGAAGTACCCTCTCTTTCTAGTGCTTTTGAGATTCCTATTAAATCGTTTCGATTTATTGGAAAGTCAAGTTTTGTACAGCGATTTCACCAACGTAATCAGCCGCGTTCCCGAACGAACTCGCGGTGTTAGTTAACTCGATGTAACCATAACGTGTCATGAAGCTGACGACTGGCTCGAATGTCGATGGATCCAGTACAACGCCACTGCTCATTAATGGAATATATGGGCAATAGAACGCTGCCGCGTCAGTTTCACTTGAACCTTTATAACCAACCAATACAGGCTGTGTGTCAGGTGCATATGAATCAACAAATACACGCAAAGAACCGTTCAATGTACCAGCGAACTTAGTGTTAGTTGGTGCTTCGAAAGTTCCTTCAGTTGTACGTGCAAATGCTGAAGTTGTAGCAGACTGAAGAACAGTCAATGCCGCTGAAGATACAACAGCATAGTTACCTGCACCACGACGTGTACGTTGTGCAATCAAGTTAGCAACTCTGTTGATCAATACTGATAGAGCAGCGTGCTCGTCACCAACATAAGTAGCAGTACCTGATACGGTAGACTGGTTGTATGTAAATTCAGTTGAAGCAAGTGTGCGAAGTGACAACAAGATTTCTTGGTCAATTTCAGCAGTAATTTCTTGAGCAAGAGCAGCCATAATTTCTGCTTCTACGTCAATACCATGCTGAGATTGAGCGTCTTGAGCCGCTTCAAACGTCCAGCGTGCTTGCAACTTACGTGATTTAGCTTCAACAGCTTGACGTAAGATTTGAACACTGATTTGCTTACCACCGTTACCTTCTAATGAAGCAGTGTCAGCGCCAGTGTAACCATCTGTGCTAGCCGCATCGCCTTGTACACGCGAATATGCTTGTGCAATCTTGAATGGTGACAACGCTTCTTCACCAGCATTTACCGAAGTAGAGGCTGCTGAGTTGTCTTGTAAAGATTGAGCATAGCGCACACGCAATGTGTGAATTTGTCCAACAGGGCCGGTCATTGGCTGAACACCTACCAACTCGTTAGCAATAACTGTTGGCATAACACGACGGATTACTGGAAGAATCACTCGGTTAAGTGTAGCAATATTACCTGCTGTTGTTGTACCCGCTGTTGATTCAGAGAGTAATTGTTTTTTGGTGTTTTCTAAAACAACACCTACAGTTGAGCGACGGGTTCCATTCAACCCTTCTAACAGGGCCTCTTTGGTCTCGTCCCAACGGCTTTCTAAGAGTGCATTTGACATTTTTTAAATCTCCTAATTATGTCTTATTATTTTAAAGCCCTGCCAGACGCTTTATTTCAATAACATTACTGTTATCATCTAAATCAACTTCCGTTGACTGTTTGGCAGATTTATCGCCAGTTACTTCTGTAACAACAGTAGACTCAGTTAACGCTTCTTTTTTCTTCGAAACTTCGTCACCATTATTAAGAACTGCTGGCAAATACTTATCGAAAGCGTTCTGTAATTTGTTAGTTTGAACACTTTCCAGCAAAGTCTTCATTATTTCAGCCTTTTCTTCATTCAAAGGAGCTAAAAGATCATTTAGTACCTTATCACGTTGAGTAGACTCTTTAATAATTTTTACTTCACGTTCCTTGTTTTCTACTAAGTTCATCGCTTTTTCGATTTTGTTAGTAGCTTCAGCTAGTTGATTTTCTTTTTCTTCTAGTGTTTTCAACAATTTGCGAGTTTCAGCCTTTTCATTTAAGTGTGTAGCACTGAATTCACTTGCAAATGCTTCAAACAACTTGCGTCCAAAGTCATTTTCTCTAGCTTGTTTAATATCTTCTTTAAGTTGTGATAGTTCACCTTTAAGATGTTCTGAAATAGCGCCGCTAACTTTCTTAGAACTTTCAGCGATAAATTTCGCTTTAAGAGATTCTAATTGTTTGCGACCTTCAGCAACTAACTTAACCTTAGCTTCTACTACTGCTTGCTTGTCTTGTGAAAACTCTTTGATTTCACGAGCCAATGCATGAGTAATAAATTTCTCAAGTTTGGCTTGATTTTCCATCTGAAGTTTGCGGTCAGTACGAAGTTCTTTAATCTCTTCTGACAGTTTAGTAACTAAGAATTGATTAAATTTCTCTGCACTTTCTTTCATCTTCATTTGGGCTTTTACGCGGTCTTCGCTAATCGCTTGTCTTTCAGCATGAAATTCTTCAATTTCACTCTTAAGACTTTCAGAAACCATCTTGTCTAGTGCTTCTACCATTACACTTCTATCATGTTCATATCGTTGTGCAAACTCTTCATGCAATTCTGCACGAGCCTGCTGACGAGCTTCATTAAGTTTAGATTCCCAAGCCTCATTGAGTTCTTCGGCGATATCTTCCTTAATTAACCCGCTTTCAAGTAATGGTTTAATAGCATCAAACATGCTGATATCCTCTTTGTTTTATAATTTCAAGTCCTTAATGAGGCGCATTACTTCCTCTTTAAGATACTTTTCTACCTTTTTGTCACCGCTAGCTTCCTTAGCAACTTCTACTAACCTATGACCATGTTTCATGTTCATCAAACCTTCATAGATAGCAGTAGGGTATGCGTTTGGTGCACTAGGTTGGGCGACAACATCTACTGTGATTATTTCAAAATCACTAACACGGCCGTCTAAATCGTTTACATTTCCTGATCCACGACTTGAAACGCCCAATTTTACTCCTGACTCCAACATAGTACTTACTAGTTGACCCATTGGAGTCGGAAGAATCTTTAATTTACCATAGCCATTTGGACCATCCATCCACATGCTTTCAATCATGTGTGATACACGATCTAAATTTATTTTTAAATCATCAGGGTGATCGACTTCGCCTAAAACTGAATAGCCTTCGCCGATTTGATTGTTTAATGTATCTACAGCGGTTTCAATTTCATTCACGGGGTAAACACGCTCATTTGCATTTTTTACCCCGCCTTGAATGAAAATACCTTTCATAAAAAGAGTCTTTAAATCAGACCCTTCTTCTTTAACTGATTCAACCACCATATTAGCGCGGTCAAATGTTAAGTTTTCTCTGAGATACAAAGCCATTGCCTCAGTTCCTTATTTCGCGTATGGACTCTTGTCATTTTCTGCACCATCTTTAGTTACTGGTTTTGGTGCACTTGACAAGTCTACTTTTGCTTTGCCAGCGGGCGCATTTTTAAATGAATCTGCGTCTTTTACGTCTTTTGCTTGCGGTGCTGGACGACCTTTTTCGTCTCCGCCACCTGAGTAATCAACGGGATCGCTATCCATTCCCTCTTTTCCAGAGTTTGCCGCTACTGGACTTTGTTTTTGATCACCATCGTCTCCGTGATGAGGTGAAACTTTTTGAAGTTGAATTGCTTCTTGCATCATGTCTTCGTCTTCTTCTGAGTCTGACTCTACTTCTTCTTCAGAATCAACTTCGACTTCTTCTTTTTCTTCGCCTTCATCGTCCATTTTACCTAGAATTTCTTCAAACTCACCCATGAGTTCGTCTAGTTTGTCTTCAATTCTAACGACTGCATCTTCAACTTCTTCCGAAGAATCATCTTCTTCTGAATCTGCTTCTAAGTCAAAGATTTCTTCAGATTCTTCTCCACCGAAATCTTCTTCTTTTTCTGAATCCATTTTAACTTCTTCATCTTCATCTTCAGAAACGCCCTCTTCTTCAGCGGTAATTTCATCCATCAAATCACCAACGTCTCCTCCCATGTGTTCGTCTTCATCTACGCCCATCATTTCTTCTGCCATGATAGATTCGTAAATACCACGCGATTGTTCTACAACAATTTCATGAAAAAGTTCTTTTGCTTTATCTTCTTCTTCATTAATAATGAAGTTAATTAGCTGTTCATATTTTTTACTGTCCATTATTTTTCTCCTGATATTGAATGGCTTTGTACTATTATTTATGTAATTGACAAAAAAAGTGCGTTATAAGTACGCATTTTTAACATTTTTTGCTTAAAATAGGATATTTTAAAGGGAAGGACCGCCGGAATCGTCAGATTTTGCCCCATATTGGTTTCTGACTTTATTAAGATGTAATGATTTTTCATAAGACCTTACGTCAATCATTCTTCTTAATTTTCTAATTTGACTTAATGTTAATTTGGTTTTTCTTGATGTTCTGTACACAGGTTTGCTGTTGTCGTCATCAACATTTTGCATTCCTGCTATAGGGGCATCAAACATTTCAAATAGTTTCATTTAGATAATCCTCTAATGTATTTATCTTTTTACTCTGCTCCCGGGGGCGGAGGAGGTGCGGGCGGAGCTCCGGGTTCTGCTGATGGTGTTTCTGTTCCAACCGGACCTGCAACATCAGGACCTTCACCTTCGGCTTCTTCTCCTGCTTCAATATTTTCTGCTGTATCAAAATCAGCATCAAAGTTTCCTGTTGAAATTCCTACATTTCTAAGATCAGAACCTTCGGGTTCGGTTTCTACGTTTTCTTTATTTTCTTCAGCCCATAATTTTTCATTTTTAGAAATTTCTTCTTCAGTTAAACCTAAAAATCTTTCCATAGCAAATCGTTTACTAATATAAGGGAACCCTTCTACAGTAGAAAATGTGCTTACTCTTGCAGTGTCTAATTCGCTTTGACGATAGGCAGCAAAGTTTTGGGGAGGATTAAATGTGATATCAAATAAACTAGTGTCAATGTTAAAGCCTCTCCATCGCAAAAACAATTTAAATTCTTCGTCTAGTTTTTGACAAATATAGTTTTGTAATCTTTCACAATACTGATTAAATCTAAACTCTTGAATCATAGCAGTACCAACTCTACCGTCACTTAATGGAGTAGGGTTGTCTTCTGGTCCTGTTGGTAAGTATGAACTAGGTACACGAAGTCCACGTGCTAATCTATTATTAAAATATTTTAAATCATCAATTTCGCCTAAGTTTTGACCGCCTGGTAAAACTTCAATAGAAGATCCTCTGCCTTCAGCAGTCATTGGGAAAAAGTAATCTTCATTCATTGACAAAGGATTGTAAGTAGCATCAACTACACTTTGACCGCCTAATGTTGATGGAATTCTACGCTGGTGAATTTCATTTTTAACACGTTCAACAAAACTCATAGCCATATGTGATGGCATATTACCTACGTCAATTTTAAATAATCTGCGCTCAGGTGCCCTTTGAACTCGGTAAATAAGAATAGCATCTTCTAGTAATTCTTTTTGTTTATAAACTTTAAAAATGTTTTCTAAAATGCTTTCACCAAACGGCCAAAAACGATCTAAGCCTTCGGTAAGCGACAAATGAACAATATGTTTTGCATCAATAGCTGATTCGCTTTGACCCAAAGTAAATCGAGAACCTGTTGTGTTGTATGGCATTGCGGGTACTGTGTATCCGCCTGTGCCGGCGCCTTGTGCTCCTGCTCCAGTGCCACCAAATCCAGTAGCTGGGTTGGCTGCAAAATCTGTATTTGTTTTTTCAGCAACAGTTAAGTTTTGTAAGTTAATGTTCATGTCTTTTAAAACATATTGTTCGGGCAATTTACCCTCACTTTCATTAACAATTACTTTAATAACTTTGACCATATCAACCCAGTATAGTTTAAAATTCTCTGGGTCACGAACAAAAACTTGATCTCCGTATTTTAGAACGTTTCTAAAAATTTTAAACATTCTTGTATCAAGTTCATTTAATTTGCACCATTGATGTAACTGTTTAGTTAACAACTCAACTTCATGAGGCGTTGGTTCTTCTTTAAATTCAAATGAAAAAGGTGTTTTGTTATGATCGTTTTTTTGTGTGGAAAATTCAGAAATAATATCTAAACATGCATTAATCTCAGCATCTACGTCCATCATTTCATATTGATTGTATCGTTCAATACGATTAGGGTGCCCTGTATAAACTTCAGGAAGCCTAGACATATAGTTTTTATATCCAAAGTCTGTGCTTCCAGTTGAACCGCTGCCTTTGCCTGAACTGCTGTTCCAAGCACCAGTGTTGCTGTTTAATCCTGAAATAGGACTAGAAATACCGCTTTTGTTTAGAAACTTTTTTGTATACGCCATTAAAACACTCTCTTATATGTCTACTATTTAGTGCAGGTTAATACGACTGTTTTAATATTCGGTCAGATACTTCATTGCTTGTTTCAAGTTCACTTATCATAACATCTAACTTGCTTGATAGCATTTGCATCATTTCCATTGTAACATCGACATTTCTTTCGAGTGTTTCAGTTGCTTCAGATGTAGTGTCATCTGCTCCTTCCCCGCTAGTGTCAGTAGATGAAGTTTGTGCCAGCTCCATTAAAATAGAGTTTGGATCAAGAGGTGCAACTAATTCAGTGCCATGTAACTCAACTGGAAATCCTGTTTGGGGTCCTGAAAATACTCCGCCTTTGGCTGCTTCTAACTTTTCCTTGGCTCCGCTTCTTACTAATTCACTAATAGAATCTTTGTTCGCAGGATTATTTTCCAAAATACTGTATGTGCCATCACCGTTATCAATTACTGCTTCTTTTGCTAGGCTTCTTGGCCAATCTTCTGCGGTCTGTGCCATCTTCATGGCAATCTTTTCATTTTTGTATTTCTTGCCAGTGGTTTTATCAGCAGACGAATTATCTGGTGCTCCGCCTGAACCACTCGCACCTTGTGCAATATCATCAACAGATTTGGGAGGTCCTGACCCTGCCGAAGTATCAGTACCATCAGCGGTGTCGCTAGCAGTGTCGCTAGCGGTGTCTGAAGTTTGTTCGGGAGATTCTCCCAGTTCTTCTAGTTCTGCCTTCGCGGCTTCTAATGCATTGTTTCTTGCTCTTGCTTCAGGATCAGTGGTAATTCCGAAGAATTTGTCATCGGGACCTGCTTCTTCTTTTTCTGCCTCAAGTTTTTTGATTTGTTCTTTTAATTCTTTTCTTCTTTCTTCTTCTTGAAGCAATTTTTCTTCTTCTTCACGCGCCTTACGAATAGCATCAGCTTCTGCCTCGGTTGTTTCTAACGCTTCTTTTTGCGTGTCAACTCGCTCTTGTAAACTTGCAATAAGTTCTTGTTGTTGCGCTGTGGGGTCTTCTATTGCTAGTAACCCAGCAAGTGCTTGTTCTGTTTCAAATAATTCACTTCTTTTTTGCGATGCTTGTTTTTCTAATTCTGCAAGTTCTTCTAATTGCTCAATTTCTTTTGTATTGCCTTCTAATCTTGCATCATTTAATTGTTCTTGAATCAAAAGGTGATTCATTAATTCATAATCTTGATCTTTTTGTGCTTGAGCCATTTGATTTTGAAGTTCTAATTCTCTTTCTTTGTGAGCAATTTCTTCTTCACTGGCTCCTGTCATTCTCATCGCATCAAGTTCAGCACTTGATTGTTCCATTTCTTGGCTAAAGTCTCGTTTTTCAACGGCATCACCAAACTGTTCGCCGATTGCTTCGCCTATCATGGCTCCGCCTGTTTTACCTGCCCAGGCACCTAAACCGGCCCCAATCAAACCACCAACTGTTGCTCCAATTGGTCCTAACACTGCTCCCATAGCGGCGCCTTTTGCGCCACCTGCTAATGCGCCGGCTGCAACTCCTACACTTTGTCCCGATGTTCTAGTTGAACTTACACTTTGTGCTGATTCAGCCTCTTCAGCACTGATTAAACCTGCTTCGCGCCTTGCTTCAATATCTTCTCTTCGGTCTTGTCCTTCTTTTATAGATTCAGCAACACCAAGCAACGCTCCAAGTGCACCGGCGCCGCCACCAACTTTTAATGCAGTACCCGATAAGCCAGACACTTTGGCGCCTAGCATTTTTCCGCCTAAGGCTTTTGCTCCACCTGCCGCACTTGCAACCGCACCTTTGGCACCGCCTGCGGCTCCAGCTAAGCGACCGCCTATTCCCCCCATGCCGCCCATGCCTCTAAATGCGGCACTAGCCGCTAAGCCTGTTAATGCGGCTGCGGCTGCACCTGCCGCTACAGTAGTTGCTCCAAAGCCACCAATCAATGGATTAACTTTTGCAAGAAGATCATCTAATGCAACGCTGGCAGAAATTTCTAATTCTGTTAGTTGAGCCCTGGCGTCCATTGTTGGATCAAAGCCTTCTCCGGCTGCTCTGCGAATATTTTCGGTTGCTTCTCTTCTTGCTTCTTCTTCGTCTTCACCTGCTCGTCTAGCCGCAAACTGCATTCTCTCAGCAGAAATTCCAAATGCTTGTCTGACTTCGGATCCGCCTAGAATAGCCGCTTGACCCAATTGTTCAACACTTTTGTTTGTAGACTCTCTAAGTGTTTCTAAAAATTCGTCAATAACACCTTCATCGCCTGCTTCTATGCCTTCCATAAAGCGGGTAAAATCTTCACCTACAATACCTAAACTTCTAGCAAGTGCCGCAGTTTCATCAGAAAATACCGCACCACCTGAAGTAATCATTTGCATAACAGCAGTGTCTAAATCAGCATCTCCTACCCTTGTGCTAATTTCTGTTACAAATTTATCTCTAGTGTCTAATTCTTTTTGTAACTGTTCTGCTTCTTCAATTCTGCCTTGTTCACGTAGCCTGTTAATTTCTTGCTCAGTTTGAGCATTTTGAATCATAAACTCTTCACGGGCTAAAGCGGCTTGTTGTTCTTTCTTGAGTGCATCAACATCTTTACCCGTTAAGGCAGCTAATTCAGATAAGTTTCTGGTATAATTTAATGATTCTTTTTGTAATCTTCGTATACGCTGTTCTTCTGTTTCTCCGGTTCTTCGCATTCTAGAACCAGTAGCATTTTGCAATTCTAAATAAGCGGCTTGGCTTTCGATTAATTCATCTTGTGATAAACCTAATCTTCTAAATTCTTTTCGTTGTTCGCTAGTAACTGCTGTTATCTCAGCAAACGCTTGAATACCTTCACCGGCAGCAGTGCCTAATCCTAACACAGTAGATTCTAAGTTTTCAAGAGGCTTAACTAATAAATCTAAATTTTTAGAAGTAACACCTGCATTATGCGCAAGTTTTAAAAATTCTTCACTGGTATACTCTCCGGCACCGCCCATTTTTCTAAGGCTGTCAGTTGCATCTACAACATTATCTGCTTGCTCTAGTGATTTTTCACCTAAAAATGTCAAGCCTTTAACAGCCATACCAGCGGCTTTGCCTAAAACACCAAAATTTTCACCCAATTCTTGAGCCGCATCGCCTGCGCCGCTTAGTGCAGAACCATATTTTCCAAACGTTCTTTCAGAGTTAAGTGCGGCTAACGTCATACTGCCTAATGCGCCGCCGGCTTGAGTAGCCGCTGAACTTAATGATTTTAATGCTCGATCAAATTCTTTTGATGACTTAACGTTTGACTCTTGAAATTTGTTGAATTCTTTTGCAGTAGCAGTTTGATCTTTATTAGCTTTAGTACTGTCTTGCATAGCTGAAATTTGCGATCTAATAACACTTAACTGTCGTTCCATTTGAGACGACAATTGATTACCAGATTGACCAGCCTTGCTTAACTCTTCATTAAATGCTGACAGATGTTCGTAAAATTCGTTTAGTTGCTCTTGGTCCATAAGCTACCCAAATAATTTAATAATGGTGTTTTTTACCCACTAAATACTTTACTATTTAGTACTACTAAAACACCATAAATTTATGAGGTAAAAATTATATGGAAAATAATCCACTAAGCCAATACTTTAGAAGACCAGCAGTTTATATTAAATTGCCTTCAGAAGGAAAAGATTATAATGAGGGTGTAATTGATATTCCACCAAACGGTGAAATCCCAATTTATCCTATGACTGCGATTGATGAAATTACTGCAAGAACACCTGATGCGTTATTCAACGGCACAGCAGTTGTAGAATTAATTAAAAGTTGCGTACCAAATGTTTTAGACCCATGGTCTATTAGCAGTAACGATCTTGATGCTATTTTAATTGGTATCAGAGCGGCTGGAGGAAACGACTCGCTTGAAATCGAATCAGAATGTCCTGAATGCAAAGAAAAAGGAACATACGGAATCAACTTAGTTGCAGTATTGAACACTTTAGAATCAGGAGATTATTCACAAGTTTTTGAAACAGGTGATTTAAAAATCAAATTTAAACCACTTCGTTACAAAGAAATGAATGATGCCGCTTTGGTTCAATTTGAAGTACAAAAAACTTTTGATAGCATTGATAAAATTGAAAACAAAGAAGAAAGAGAAGCAAAAAGCCAAGAAGTTTTGAAAAAAATTACTACAGTAACTATGGAACTAGTAGCCAAATCTATCGAACACATTGAAACTCCAGGTGGTTTGGTTGATCAAGAAGAATACATAGTTGACTTTTTAAAGAATTGCGATAAAGACGTATATGCGGGAATCAGAGATTTTAATGCAAAATTAAAATTAGGAACACAACTTAAACCGTTAGACGTTAAATGTATTCATTGTAATCACGAATATAAACAACAATACACGATTAACCCTTCTGATTTTTTCGGCTAAGGCTTCTACACGCTGACCCCGAGCAGGTACAGAAGCTAATCGAACAATATGATAATGACGTTCAGGGGATTAGAAAATCCGCCCTTACACTTTCTTGGTATATGAGGGGCGGAGCATCCTACGAGGATATCCTTAACATGTCTACCAAAGAACGAAAAGCAATAGAAAAAATTATTGAAGATAATTTAGAAACGGCAAAGAAAACACAAATGCCTTTCTTCTAGGTATTTTTCACTCAGCTATTAAGCTATTACTTCATTTATTAACATTTAGAAGTTGCCTTTGGCAACTTATGACTCACTTCGCTTCGCTCAGTTCGTCATGTCTTTTTAAAATTAATTATTTTAAATTACTTTTGGTATTAATTATATTTGTTATATATTTCATTTATTAATTATTGCCGCCTTTGAAGCCATGGTAGTGCTACTCAGCACTACCAATGGTTTAGGAACATTGCCATGCCCCGTCAGCCAATTGCTATCTATTCCCCGCTAAACTAGCCTTATTGCTGTTTAGCGTCACCGGTTGCCCTGTAAGATATTATGGGACTGTAGTGAGGCTATCACTTTAACATGATTCCTCAGCAACGCACATCCTGTATCATCAAGATAGAGTAGATACAGGCTTGTTGAGGGTTCGCTGACCTGCCGATTGCCCTCTCGGTATTCCACAGATTTATTCTGTGCTACTCCAGAATCTGACGGCAACATCATAAGATGGCAGTCTCAAGGAGAGTCGAGCATCCTCGACCAAACTAGTTGTTGAGCCTAAGTTGTAGTTATGTTTAGAATGCTAGGTGTAGTGTTTTCTTGTGAGTTAGATGTTGAGTTAGATGTTGAGCCTGAATATGCCTTAAGAAAGTCTTTGTTGTTTTTAAAAAAATGATCGAATTCAATGATCACCCAATCTCCAATTGGAGAAGTATAATACATAAATTGATCGGTAACCCAAGTGTGTTTTGTTTCAACTGCAACGTATTTTCCTTTGCGATTGAATTTCATAAACAGTATGTTTAAATCATCTTCTTCAGCGACTTCCATCAATTGATCAAGCCAAGTGTCTAAAGTTTTACACGAGCCGGACAAGACTTGATGAAATGGAAAGTCTTGATAACTTTTGCATTCTGCATTAAATTTGTGAAAACTTTCACCGGGAACAATATCGCCCTTGAAAGAACGTATTTGTCCTTCGTGTAAAAACTCTTTGCGAGTTTGATTTTTTCCTCCCACATAAGCACCAGATCCAGGCGCACGAATAAAACTTTCATTGTAAATTTCGCTTAAGAAGTTTGCTACTTCTCTTTCAAATGCTGAACCTTTTGCTTTTTGTGGTGATGTCATTAATTGCTCTTTGTGTTGTTTAATTATATAGCATTAAGTAAACGCATGATATATTTTTTATTCGATGTCGGTTGTTGTATTGAAAGTAGTAAAGCCATTTTCTTTTACAACTTTTAACGTATTAGAAACTCTTCCAGCCAATTCTTCTCTGTGCGATACTAACCAAATTGATTTTTGCCGTCTTCGAGACATATCTTTAAGAATAGCCAAACTGTTTTCAACGCCGCTAGTATCCATACCGCTGTCTACAAGTTCGTCAATGAACAACGTATTGATTGGGAAGTATAAGTTTTCCCATACATCTCTAAATGCAAAAGACATTCCTAAAATTAAACGATTTCGTTCACCCCTTGATAAGTTGTCAAAATCTAATTCTCTTCCTAATTCAGTAATTTCTACACTAAGATCGTTTTGAAACACGACTTGATGTGGCAAACCAATTTTATCTAAGTAATTAGTCAACCTAGAATTTAAATAAGACAAATTCTGATCAATAATTTTCTTACGAACAAACGAGTTTTTGTTAGTTAGTAGGTCAAGCAAAAACTTATAATGCTCACCAAGTCTAGTTAGTTCGTTGATCTTGTCGAACTCAATTTCTTGTAATGCCTGTGATTCCATTTCTTCAACTTGTTCAGCATATGGATCGGTTTCTTGGGTCTTACTTTCAATTGCTGTTTCTAAGTTCGCAACTGTGCTACGATGTTCAATTGCTTCAGTTTCAGTATCATAGTGAGTTTTTGGTTTAGCGCCCAATTCTTTTAGATTCATTTCTGATAATTGTTCACTATATGGATCAACTTCGTTGTTTTTTTCTTTGATTTGGTTTTCAAGATTTTCTATTTCACTAAAATGTTTTACTGCTTCAATTTCAGTTTTATAATGTGTTTTTGGTTTAGTATCAGGCAAAACAACTAAGTTGTCTTTAAGTTTAGACAACTCGGTTTCTTTTTGTTTTACGTTTTCTTTTTCTTTTTTTAAACTGCTTTGCTTGTCTTTTAATACTTTGGCATGCTGTTCATCATGAAAGTCTTGTCCGCATGCATAACACTTGTGTTCTTTTAATGTCTTAACTTCTTCTTCTGATTTGTCGATATCTTTGTTAAGTTTTTTGATTTCTTTTTCAAGCTGGTCGATTTCTTTTAATTGACCATCTAGTTCTTGTTCAAGTATTTTATACTTTTCTAATTCAGTATGTGCCTCAAGTTCTTTTTCAATGTCAATTTTGTTTAATTTTTCTAATTTTTTGTTTAGAGCATTAACATCTTTTTCTCTTTTTTCTAACCAAGCAGTTTGCCTGGCAACAAGAGCATCGCGTTCTTCATGACGTTTTTTTAATTCTACCCATTCATTTAATTCTTTATGTGCTAACAGTTCAGCATCGATGTCTATTTTACTTAACTCTTTGTAGTCGTTAGTCAGGCGATCCAAATCTTCTTTGTGCTTTTTAGCCCAAAGGTTTTGTCTGCGTTTTAACGAATCAATTTGCTCATGGACTCGAACGTTTGCTTCTTCGATTGCTTTAATTCTAAATTCTTCTTCTTGTAAATCTTCTTTGTTTTTTCTTATCTTTTCTTTAATTAGTTCTGCTTTTTCAGACAATAATGTAATGCCCAACAATTGTTCGATAATATTTCTTTGATCATTTGCTCTTAGAGCCAAAAAAGGTTCAGTGTAAGTGTTTAATGTTACAACGTGCTTAAACATGTCTTGTGACATATTAAGAACACGTTCAATTTCTTGCTGTGTTTCTTTATTTTCACCTTGAGCATCGTCTGTTTTTTCTAATAAGTTATTGTCAACATAAAACTTAAGCACGTTGGGTTTTCTTCCCCGTTCGATTCTATACTCAGTTCCATTTACAGAAAACTCAATAGTAACCAACATGTTTTTGCCATTGGTTCTGTTGATTAAGTTGTCTTTTCTGATGTTGTTAATTGGATTGCCATAAAGACCATAGCACAATGCTTGGATAAGAGTAGTTTTGCCTGTGCCGTTTCTTGAACCATCGCCACCTAAATCTAAGTTTTCTCCCAAGATAAGAGTAAGTTCTTTGCTATCAAAGTTAATTGCCTGTGTAACGGCACCAGTTGACAAAAAGTTTTTTAACGTTATGTTTTTTATAGTCAGCATAATTTTTATAAAGTTCTATACAATTCTAACAATAGTTTTGGATCGTAAAATTCACTTTCAATTGCTGAAATTTGATCAACAACAATTTGATCTACGCTTTCAAACTTTACTTCACCCGGAGACAAATCTTGCGAATGCTCATCAAGTTTCATTGGAATTAATGACATTTCTCTAAGTTTGTATTGCGGAATAAGTGTTTCTCTAATAAAGTTTGCTTCTTCGTAGCTGATATCAATATCTAAATGAACCCTTACGTGTAAATCNGGCAATAAAAGTTTTTCTGTNTCTTCTAGCATATCGCTTAGTTTATAAACACGATAAAGAGGTTGATTGGGCCATGGATGAAAAACAGGTTCTTCTCCCCATTCTAATATCATCATGCCACGTTGATCATCTCCTGCATCGGCATAATTATGGGGAAAAGCATTGCCCATATACCAAATATTTTTTCTTGCTTGTCGTTTATGAAAGTGACCAGAGAACACAGTTTCAAAACCCGACAATTCTTCATCACTAAGTTCTCCGTGATCGGGCATTTGTACCATAGCATTCATAAAAAAATGTGGAAGTTCTAAATGGCTAAACAGATATTTGCCACTTAGTTTTTTAAGTTTTTTGAAATCATCACCAACTAACCAGGGCGCGAATACGCAATCACCCTCAACTAAAAAGTCGTTTACAATTTCTACATTTGGCAAATGTTTTGCCCATTCAATAGAATGAATGTCTCTTCGGTCTCGATAGTAAAGATCGTGGTTGCCAGTAATAAAAATAACTCGATCAAAAGCATCGTTTAATTTTTCAAGTGCGGTTAATCCAAACTGTAAAGTATGCATGTTGATACTAGCACGATGATGATTCCAATCGCCCAAAAACAAACAAACGTCACAATTTTCTTCTTTGGCTTTTTCTATAAACCAGTCAATAAAATTGCTACAGTCTTGGTTATGTTGAATACTGTTTGATTTTAAACCAAAATGCAAATCAGTAAATACTGCCGCTTTTTTAAATAAATTAGCCATAATACGTCTATTTTATATACTTTTTAAGTTGCTTTCAATCTGATTGGTTATATTACTTTTTTGGGTCTTCAAAACTCATTTCGGACATTTGTCTAGTAAATGACGGGTCAAGTCCATTCATTTCTAAAATATCGTCTCTGATATTTTGGCTTCGTTTTTCAGTGTTTAATACTCTGCAAAAACTGTTTGTAATTGCGGCTGTATAATAAGCAAAAGGATTTGCCGATTTTGCTTCATTAAATCTTAACCCAACATGAGTTAATTGCAGAATCGCTGACGCTTGCATTTCATCGTTGTAAGTATAACCTCTCCAGTTATACTTCATAGCATATTTTTCGCAGAGTTTCATATACATTCTAGCAAGTTTATCTGTAATATTTCCATGAGTAGTGCAAAACTCTCCTGTCTTAACACCACCTTTCCAATGCGATTTACCTACACAAATCATGTTGTTGTTTTCGTCTAGTTTATAGTGTTGAAATGGAGGGAAATTAACTTTTTCGTGAACTAAATTTTCAGCATCTTTTTTAGATTTTTTGCTGTTTGATTCTTTTGTGTCGTTGTCGTCAGTGTCGTTTTCATCATCAAAACTTAATATTTCTTGTGCTGATTTTTTCTTTACTACTTTTCTAGGCTTTTTTTCTGTTAATGGGATATGATCCCAAGTCATTACTCGAAATATTAAATCTTGTTTTGAAATCTTTTTTGGATCTATTTTTTCATCAAGTTCTTTAGATAATCTAGCCGCTCGTGCTTCTCTAGCCGCTTTAATTTGCGCTGGCTTTGCGGCTCTGGCTACTGATTTTTCTAACGGGTCATCAGGTGTATCAATAATTAAATCGTACTGATGATATTCTTTTCTTGAAAACGAACAATATGATGTCTTGCTTTTGTGAATTTCTTTTAAAATATCTTTGTTATTTAAATAGTTAACTGGTTTTTTTGTAGCGGTCATGAAGTTCCTCTTTAAATTATAACGTATAATTATAGCACCGGCTATAATAAAAATCAATTATTAACGGGTATTTTTGGGTGTTTTTTTAGGCGATAAATACATTAACAAAGTATTTATATTACTATAAAGCTAACCGAGAGAAAAGAATGGCAGAAATACCAAGAAGCATAGAAGAACGTAGTGTACAGGCAGCGGCAGTAGTAAATGATCAAGCAAATTTTCCGGCGCGTGATGACTGGCGTGTTAAAATGACACTTGCTCCTGAAGCAAATTATTTATATCGAGCAGAAGATCCAGGTATACTTGCCCCTTTAGAAGAAACAGGTGGTGTTGTGTTTCCTTATCTGCCTCAAGTGTCGATAAGTTATCGTGCAAACTATCAAGATGTACATCCAACTCATACGAACTATAGCATTTATCAGTATGAAAATAGTAAAGTAGATAGTATTCAAATCACAGCAGAGTTCACAGCACAAGATACGTTCGAAGCAAATTATATGTTAGCAGTAATACATTTTTTTAGATCAATCACAAAAATGTTTTATGGGCAAGATCAGTTTCCAAAAAATGGAACTCCGCCTCCTCTTACTTACATCTATGGGTTAGGAGAATTTCAGTTTAATGCGCACCCTTTGGCTGTTTCAAACTTTCAGTATACACTGCCTAATAATGTAGATTATGTAAAAACTACAAACCCTAAGCCTGCGGGGACGCAACAACCTACAAACGCAAATCAAAACAGCAATCCTAGACTTGCATCTATTGGCGTTGATCCTGGTGGTGTGTTGCCTAGAACCCCTTTCCCAGAAACAGTTCTAGACGAAGGCACTACATATGTGCCTACGCACATACAACTTATTATTACTTGTGTTCCAATTATCAGCAGAAACGCAGTGTCGAACAGATTTAGTTTCAAAGAATATGCTACAGGTAGTTTACTACGAGGGTCTAACAATCCCGGCGGAGGACTTTGGTAATGAGCAATCAACGATTATACCCAAAAACCAGTCCATATAATGATACTCGTGTTGTAGATGGGAAATTTTTAGACGTAATGAATTATCGTCCTATTCCTAAAGACCCAAGTGATACGGTAGTGACCATAACAGAAGTATATGAGAATAGACCAGACTTGCTGGCGTATGACTTATATGGCGATTCTAGATTATGGTGGGTGTTTGCTGTTAGAAATCAAAACAGATTGGGAGATGATCCATATTTTAACTTTACATCTGGTACAAAAATTTATGTACCAAAATTAGATACACTTAAAGCGGCATTAGGAGTTTAATAAATGGCAGAAGAAATTCTAGGCCGAGGTGATGACGATAGCGGTCAACGCCAACAAAACCCAACTACACCTAATAGACAAGATGCTGAAAGAGCCAACCAACCCACACAAACAGATCCTGGTGGTGCTGGCTCAAGTTCTTTGCCGGGTAGAAGACTAAAAAACCCCTTAGGCGATTTATCAAGTTATAATTACCAACTTAGTTTATATATGATTACGCCTGACGCATACGATGCGTTTGTAGCTTCTGGTAGAACAAGTATTAATGCACTTAATGAATCATTAGGAGTTGACTCAGGGGGTGCATTTTTAGTTGCACAAAGCGGNGGCATAAACAATAGTACAGAGGTAAGAGCACCTGGATTTGAATTTGATTATNNGATAGATAATTTGACATTCAAAACTCTTTCTTCAGGAAAATCAACACTAACTGCGTCTAATAATACAACATTTAAATTTGATATTATTGAGCCATATGGATTTTCTTTTCTTACCAAATTAAAAAAAGCCAATGATGTGCTCCAACAATATGCAGAACAAGGTGGCTGGCCAAAAAATCCAATTAGACAGTTCTTTATTTTAGGAATTAGATTTTTTGGTTATGATGAAAGTGGCAATATAGCAGATATAGAAGATGTTTATGAACAATTTTATGATATCAACATCAAGGGCATGAAGTTTAAACTTGATGGCAAGGCTACCACATATCATGTAGAGGCAGCATCAGTAGCGCCTTCCGAGGGATTTGGAATTAAACGAGGCAGAATAAACAATTCAAAAGATGTAACAGCAAGAACCGTAAGAGAAGCAATACAAATTTTGTTTGATAAACTTAACGCAGAACAAGAAGAACTTGTTTCTCAGGGAAGCGTTCAATACAAAAATGAATATGCGATTGAATTTATAGGAGATGCCAGAGAAATTGCTGAAGCAGACTTGCTTGCACCAGAAGACATTAATAAATTTAGATGGCCAGGTAGTGGAAACAAAACAACAGCACAATCAAATGCCGCAAGCGAAACCAGAACACAAGGGGATGACAGCAAAAGAGAACTAACGTTTAATCAAGACACCCCTATACAAACAGCGATAAGTGATATTATCAAACAAAGTTCTTATTTGCGTGACGCACTAAAAGTAGTTTATACCACGTCATTGCAACCAGATCCCCAAACAGGAGAAACGCCTGAGCAAAAACCTAACACTAAAAAAAGAGTAAAGTGGTATAACCTTAGCGTAGAACTTTCGAATGCAAACTGGGACGAATTAAGAGCAGATTGGGCCTATCGCCTAACTTATGTTATTCAAACTTATGAAACTCCGGTTTTTTCATCACCTTATGTAAACCCTGGAGTAGACTATTATGGTCCCCATAAAAGATATGAGTATTATTTTACGGGAGAAAACAGAGAGGTTCTTGGATATGAACAAAAGTTTGACAATACTTTTGTTAACATTGTTTTAGACCCTTCAGCAAGACCTTTAACTGACAGGGGAGGAGAAGGCAATCAATCTAATAGCGATGCCGACGTGTCGCAAGTAACAGGAAGAAAAACCCCTCAACCAAGAACAGGTAGATTGGGACAGGGTTTAGAAGCACAAAATACTTATATAACAAGTTTATATGATCCTGGAGCATATGCTGAAGCAAAATTAAGTATATTAGGAGACCCAGACTTTTTAATGCGAGAATCTCCTGACAGTATTAATCAATTATATGATAGATTTTATGGCACAAATGGTTTTACTATTAATCCTAACGGTGGACAAGTTATAGTAGAAGTAGATTTTAACGAAGCAGTTGACTATACTTCAGACGATGGTCTATTGGATATTAATGAATCAATTTTGTTTTATCCATATCCTCCCGAAATCGCCAAGATAGTTAAAGGTGTTTCNTATCAGGTTAGGGACGTCCAAAGTAAATTTTCNGGTGGAAAGTTTACGCAAGAATTAAATTTNATTATGAATGAATTTGGTAGCTCAGAAAGTGATGATGAAGAAGGCAGAGAAGACAATGAGGAACCAGCAGACAATGAGCAAATAAAATCTGATTTAACTGAAGACGAACAGTCTACACCTGATGATGCTGTTGAACAAGAAACCCCTGTACAAAGTCCACCAAATCCTGCTGACGATGATAGTGGGGGTTAAATAAAAGTATGCCATACGATTTTTCATTTGGAAGAGGCCCAACAAAATCTAGTCGTCATAACGCAGGCAACGCCAACACGATTGATGTTCCTGTTATTGGTATTGTCAAAGACAATATTGATCCAACTAGAGCAGGAAGGCTTAAGGTTTTCTTAACTACAAACTCAACACCGCTCGATCCAGACAATTCAGATAATTGGACTACTGTAAATTACTTAAGCAGTTTTTTTGGTAGTGTAAGACCTACAGGTGGCGAAGATGACTTTGGTTCTTATAAGCGAAACCCTTCATCATATGGCGAATGGCACGCTCCCCCAGATATAGGAAGCGAAGTTGTTTGTGTTTTTGTTAACGGCGATCCAAACTATGGATTTTATATTGGAAGCATACCAAAGCCAGAAGAACTTTATATGGTCCCTGCAATCGGATCTTCAGAAAATATTATTCCAAACGAAGGCGAAGCAGATAGCTATGGAGGTGCAGTAAGACTTCCTGCAACAAACTTTAACACAGACAATAAAGAGTTATCAGACAACCCGGATTATGTAAATTCACCTAGACCTGTACATAGTTACAGTGCCGCAATTATGTCGCAACAAGGCATTATCAGAGATCCTATAAGAGGACCCATTTCTTCTAGTTCTCAGCGTGAAGCGGCATCAAGAGTTGGTTGGGGGGTGTCTACTCCTGGAAGACCTATATATGAAGGTGGATTCAATGACGAAAGCGTTGCACAAAACTTAGACCCCACGCAAGCAGAAAAACTAAGAGTTATTTCTCGCAGAGGTGGACACAGCATTGTCATGGATGACGGCGACATTGTGGGCAGAGATCAATTAGTAAGAATTAGAACAGCCCTTGGTCATCAAATTTTAATGAGCGATGACGGTCAAACTCTAATGTTGCTTCATTCAAATGGGCAGTCATATATTGAATTAGGAAAAGAAGGCACAGTAGATGTTTATGCTACCAATTCAATTAACATGCGAACCGACGGAGACATAAATTTTCATGCAGGTCAAAATATAAATCTTCATGCAAACGAAGACATTAAATCTCATAGCAAAAACTTTCAAGTAGACGCTGAAGAAGAAGCTAGGGTTCGAGCAGAAGAATCTCTTAGAATGTTTGCGTTAGGAAACTTTACTGTTAAGTCAGACGCCGAAGTTGCAATTAACGCTTCGGGTGATGCTTCTATGGCAGCAGGTGGATTTGCTTATGTAAACGGAGAAAAAGTAAATCTTAACTCTGGACAAGCACCTACAACTGCTGAAGAAGTCGAAAAAACTCCTTTAATTGCACAAACAGACACGCTATTTGACCAACAACAAGGTTTTATAGCCGCCCCTGGAAAACTAAAAACTATTACTTCGCGAACACCCGCACACGCACCTTGGGTTGGCGCAGGACAAGGGGTCGATGTAGAATCATCACAAGACGCACAAGAACAATTGCCAAAAGAACCGTCTACTGGTATATCAAATATAACTAATGCGGCAAGCGAAATTACTACTAATCAAGAAGGTCGAAATGTAAGAACACCTAGCAGTTTGTCAGCAGTCAAACCTGTGTCTGATGCATTGGATCAAAATACTACTAGTGCAGTTTTAAGTTCGTTGTCTACCGAAGCATCTGATAATAGTTCTGCTCCAAACATTGGTGTAGGATTTGACAGGGCAAACAATAATAAATTTGTAGTAGGATCATATGGACAGACCCCAGAGCAGTTAACTGATTCAGGATATTTAAAGCCCGGCTCTAGTCGTAGAATCAATGCAGTAGCCGATAATTTAAGAGATACTAACACATTTATCAATCCAGATGAATTCAAAAATAGAGTAATGCCGGCATCGGTATTTACAGGAAAATCTGGAGCAAAAGACGCAAATGCCTTTACAAAAAGTATTGGCGCGCAAAACAACGCAATGGTTAAAAATCTACAAAAAGCACAGTCAGCATTAACACAAGCAGGTGCACTAACAGGTAAAGAGGCACCTGCACAAGTTGCAGGTGTAGTGATGGCTGCTTCTAAATTTGGTGCAGGAGATACAGTAAACGCTATCAAACAAGTATCAAGATTAGGCGGTTCAAATCAAAACAGAGGTTCGGGCGTGTTGCAACAAATTGGCAAAGGAATCGTTGCCGCAGAAGTAGCAACTTCTAGAGGAGGACAAGGTGGTATTGCTAGTGCATTAAGAGCAATGAGCGCAGGTGGTTCTAGTAATTTATTAGACCCAAGAAAAGGCATTGCTGGCTCAGCATTTGATGCTATTAAAAAATCATATACCCCATTACAAGCCGGCGTGCCTCAAAACTTGGCTCAGATTGCACAGCAAGCAGGCTTTGGTCCAGTTACTGGCAATACAGATTTGTTATCACAAACTGCATCTGTTGTACAAAAAGGAGCAGCCGCATCATTGAGTTCAAGGCTAGCTTCTGGCATTGATAACATACCGGGCGGGCAAAAAATAGCGTCTGCTGTTTTAAATAATGCATCCGATGCAGTTAATAGAATACCTGGCACCGAAGGCTTATCATCAGAAATTAACAGTTTGCTTCGCGGGGGCGCACCGTCAGTGAATCTTAACCAAGCTGGCTCGTTAATAAGTTCGGCTACTGATAATTTACCTATCAATCAAGTAGCAGAAATTCAAGCCGCTTCATCTGCATTAAGTTCAGGTCAAGCAAGCGATGTTAAATTGCCCACTGCCAGTTTTAACACAAACAACCGCAAAGCAATATCAGCACAAGTAGATACTCTATTATCTGATCCTGGAATACCACCTCCTAATTTAGTTGGAGAAATTTCTGATGAAGCAACTCAAGCGGCAGAATCAGTTGAACAAGAAGGAAGACAGATTTATACATTGCTTGAAGATTTTGAGTCTAGGAGAGAAGAAATTATATCTGCTAGAAATGCATTTTATGAAGCAGAAGCAACGCTTCCTCCAGGAGATCCTAGAATTGAAGAAGCACGAAATGCTTGGTTTGCTTTAGTAGATGATCCTGCATACAAAGAGTTGTTAGAACAAATCAAAGATGTTAAAGGAACAGGAGAAGGCTTTTTAGACGATAGTCAAATTGCGTCTACAGAGCAATTTATAAGCGAACAAAACAGAAACCAAGACAATAACGGCGACATTGATTTTAATAATTTAAGTTAGGATAAATACAAAGATGGCACAATATATAGGTTTTAGTACAATTAATGCAAGAAAGCCAAAAACAACAAACCCTATTGGCTTGAACACAGGGGGCGCAGATGGCGGTCCTGGTAGCATATCCAAAGGCATTGTATATGGCAAAAAATTTAAATTAACCGATGCACAACTTGTTATACAAGATTTTGTTAATGCTATGAATATAAGAATGGGTCAAAAAGTAGGTCAGCCAAGCTATGGTACTAAACTGTGGGACTTTATTTTTGAACCAAACACAGCCGATATTCAATTAAGAATCGAAAGTGAAGTAAAAAGAATTGCTAGTTTAGATCCAAGACTAGAATTGAATTCTGTAAAGTCTTTTCCTAGAGAAACAGGAATATTAATTGAATTACAAGTAGCGGTTGTTCCTTTTAGAAATCCAGCACTTTTAAATATTTTCTTTAATAGCGAAACTAATACCGCCTCTATAACATAAGTAAAAAACCGAGTTTTTTGCAAAGATAAATACATTTAAAGAGGCTAACAATGGCAACTAGTTCACGACAATCATCATTATTTGGCTCAAATGAATGGCAACAGATATACCAGACATTCCGAGAAGCCGACTTTAGAAGCTACGATTATGAAACTTTGCGCAAAAGTTTCATTGATTATTTGCGCTTATATTACCCAGAAACTTATAACGATTATGTAGAATCATCAGAATTTATTGCATTGTTAGATGTAATTGCGTTTATGGGTCAAGGTCTTGCATTTAGAAATGATTTAAACGCAAGAGAAAACTTTATCGATACTGCCGAACGAAGAGATTCGGTTATTAAACTTGCCGAACTAGTTTCTTATACCCCAAAAAGAAATATTGCAGGTCAAGGATTTTTAAAAGTTTCAAGTGTTAGAACCAGTGAAAATATCAAAGACATTAATGGATTGAATTTAAGCAACGTTCCTGTTCTTTGGAATGATCCAGCTAACCCTGATTGGTTAGAACAATTTAATACTGTTATTAATGCGGCGCTTGTTAGTTCTCAAAAAGTAGGAAAGCCTGGACATGTTGCTGATATTTTAGGCGTTACTACAAGCGAATATTCAATTAGAATTCCTGAAAATAATTTGCCTATTGTACCATTTACGTCAGAAGTAGACAATCAAAACATGACGTTTGAATTAGTAAGTGCAACATCTGTGGGTGAAGATTTTATTTACGAAGTTCCCCCTGCACCTAATAGCAGATTTAATATATTATATAGAAACGACAAATTAGGATTTGGTAGTCCTGAAACTGGCTTCTTTTTCTATTTTAAACAAGGAACATTACAAAACTTTGACTTTAAATTAGAACAACAAATTGCCAATCAAAATATCGATATCAATATCGAAGGTGTAAACGATACAGACACTTGGTTGTATAAACTTGAAAATGGCGATAACAGAACACAATGGGAGCAAGTTGAAAACGTTTATGCTGACGCATATTTGCAAAACGAAACTTCAGAGAAAAAAATCTTTTCTGTAAGTTCAAGATTTAACGACCAAGTTACTTATAACTTTGGTGACGGTGTATTTTCAGAAATTCCAGTAGGTGATTTTAGAGCATATGTTAGAGCAAGCAATGCGTTAACCTATACAATTGAACCAACCGAAATGCAAGGAATATCAGTTACAATTGGATATATCAGCAAAGTTGGTAGACCAGAAACATTAACAATTGGTTTAGAATTGCCATTGGCAGTATCTACTGCTCAAGCAAGAGAAACATTAGATTCAATTAAACAACGAGCACCAACAAGATATTATACACAAAACAGAATGGTT